TCATCATAATTATCTTGGTGACGTTGAACTAACAAAGAAAGAAACACAAGGCATCCGTCTCTATAACTTACCAAATGGAGACTGGGTGCCTTCTATCACGTCTGTAACTTCTTTCTACAACCGACAAATCTTTGCTAAGTGGAGAGCACGGGTTGGTATTGAGGAAGCAAATCGTATCACTAAGAAGGCCACGTCGCGAGGAACAGACTTCCACGCGGCAACAGAACTCTACATGCTGAACAAAGAGATTAATTGGGAAGAGTTCAAACCTCTGACCAAGATCATGTTTGCTCATGCAAGACCATATCTAGATAAGATAAATAATATACACGCTATAGAAAGGACTCTGTATTCGGAGTACCTTGGCCTTGCTGGTAGGGTTGACTGCATTGGTGAGTACGAAGGAGAACTGGCAGTCATTGACTTTAAGACATCTGAAAAGATCAAACCAGAGAAGTGGTTAGAGAACTACTTTGTTCAGGAGATGTTTTACGCCTCTGCTTACTATGAGATGACTGGCATCTCTGTCAAAAAACTTATCACCATTATGGTTACACCTAGTGGTGAGGTCGAAGTGTTTGACAAACGTAACAAAGAGGACTATATTAAGCTTCTAGTAAGGTATATTAAAGAATTTGTACATCACAATACTGGGGCAAAAGATGGAGAATGATCTGGAAAAGGTCCTAGAGAAAAAGTTTTACTGTCCATCTAGGTTCACACAAGAAATCGAGAACGTTGTTTTAGACAACCCTGAGATGTCGTACATTGATGCGGTAGTATTTTTCTGTGAGAAGAATAATATTGACGTAGAGTCTGTATCAAAACTGATCTCTAAACCTTTGAAGGAAAAGATCAAGGGAGAGGCGATGGAGTTGAACTTCCTGAAGAGAACTACCCGCGCCAAATTACCACTTTAAATCCATTTTACCCCCAAAAAAATCCCGGCAAAAATTTTGACATGAAAGACATTTTAGAAATGAGAAAATTACACGGCGGTTGTCCTGTAATGATTGCTGATATTCCTAGACCGATCATGAAAGAAATTGGTTTATGGACAAAGGAATGTAGAAAGATTAAAGATCATCCTCTAGCAGAACTTAAAGCACATGAGAATGCTGGATATCTGGCCCTGGATGATGTGAAATATAATTCATATCAAGTTTCCGTTCCAAAGCGTCTTATTAATGAATCATTTTGGTTGGCATGGACCGTCAGATTGGCTGCAAAGTATTGGGGAAATGGAAAACCTAACAGAGCTTTTAGACTACGCGACTATCCTGGTCATTTTGATGGGTATGATGTTTGGGCAAACTTTGCATACAAAGGGGATCAAAATCCAAGGCATACTCACAATGGCAATATTTCGGGTGTAATATATTATCAGAACCATGATCATCCAACTGTGTTTGAACAGACTGGTGATGTATATCATGGAAAGAATGGTACAATGGTGATGTTCCCAAGTAATACTCTTCATTATGTTGTTGAACAGAAATCTAATAAAGAAAGAATTACTTATGCGTTTAACCTTGAGATTTTTGAAAAGTGATGCCGTTTGACGCATATAAGCAATACCTCTCTTTGAAGAATCACTTCACCAAAGAGAAGTATGATTACCATAAGTATTGTGGTAAGAGTCGTGCGACCGTTCAATCTTTCTATAAAAGAAAAGACCGTTTCTGGTTTGAGAAACTTGCAAGGAACAAGTCAGATCAAGAGGTGGTTGAATTTTTTGTGTCTAACTTTATCACCTGCACTGATCCAAGTAAGCTTTGGATAGGAGAAATGATACGCGAAGGTGAAGGTAGGTACACTGACTGGAAGAAGAGAACTCAGTCTCTTTCTTACCTATTCAGAGAAGAAGTTGAACGTTTGTTTGCAGACAACAACTTTGATTGTATGTTCGCAAAAGATGGATCACGTCATCCAGAAATCCTCAAGACATATCTAAGAGGTGAAGTATCTATTGAGACGATGGTCATTCTTGATAAGATACTTGGATTCAGACAAGACTTTGATAAGCACTTGTCTGATCCAGTGTGGGAAACCGTAAGTATGAGAATTAAAAAGTATTCTTCTTTCCTACATATAGATGTATTTCGTTATAAAAAAATTCTAAAAGAGATTGTTCTAGGGAGTGTCAAATGAGTTTCTTTGATTCTGAATTCGTTCGTTCTGAGATGGTTGAAATTTCAGAATTACAAGAAGACATCTATGGAAATGTTTTTAAGTTTCCATCGATGAGTAAAGAAGAAAAGATGAAGCATGTTGAGATGTTAGAGAAACTGTTGTCTAAACAGCAGACTCTCTATACTCGATTGAGTTTGTCTGATGATCCCGAAGCAATCGAGATGAAACGACGCATCACTGATTCGGCTGTCCAGATGGGTATGCCGAAAGATGTGGACATGGGTGTTATCTTTAGCAACATGTCTAGTCTCTTGGAATCGATGCGTAAACAGATTGACACTACGGGTTCAGACCTGTAGAATAACGAAGTCCACAAAGGCCAAATCCAACAAATCTAACGAATCCTATGTCTTTCGCAAATCTTAAAAAGCAATCTTCTCTTGGTTCTCTGACCGCCAAACTGGTCAAGGAAGTTGAGAAGCAGAACAATACTGGTGGCGGTGGTGATGACCGCCTGTGGAAACCAGAGATGGATAAGACTGGTAATGGTTACGCTGTAATCCGCTTCCTGCCTGCTCCTGATGGTGAAGACCTCCCTTGGGTCAAACTGTACTCCCACGCCTTCCAGGGACCTGGTGGCTGGTATATTGAGAACTCCCTGACTACCACTGGTGGTAAGGATCCTGTCTCTGAGTACAATCGTGAACTCTGGAACAGCGGTATCGATGCAGACAAAGAAACTGTCCGCAAGCAGAAGCGTAAACTGTCCTTCTATGCCAACATCTATGTTGTGCAGGACAAAGCAAATCCTCAGAACGAAGGTAAAGTCTTCCTCTACAAGTTTGGTAAGAAGATCTTTGACAAGATCATGGAAGCAATGCAACCTGAGTATGAAGATGAGACTGCAATCAATCCCTTTGACTTCTGGCAGGGTGCAAACTTCAAACTGAAGTTGAAGAAGGTTGCAGGTTACTGGAACTATGACTCTTCGGAGTTCGCAGCACCTTCCCCTCTCCTTGATGATGACGATGCCCTTGAGGCACTGTGGAAGAAGCAGTATTCACTGCAGGCACTGGTTGCCCCTGATCAGTTCAAGTCCTATGAGGATCTTGAGAAGCGTCTGAAGATGGTTCTGGGTCAGAAGCAAGCACCTGCTCGCTATGATGAAGAGACTGCTGACGAGGACAATACTCGCGGTAGTTTCACTCCTGACTTCAACGGCCGTGACATCAATCCTATGCCTGCAAGCATGAAGGAAGAACTCAACAATCTGAGTCCTACCAAGTCTGATGCAGACGAAGATGATGCACTGTCCTACTTCCAGAAACTTGCTGAGGAGTGAAGTATAATCAGATCTGCCTCACTTTATTAGTGGTGGCAGCATACTTCAATCTACTGTTTAAGTAGTAAGTCTAATATTATCCGACGACTTCAAGGTTCCGCTGATATAATCAGAGGAACCTTTTTTGTATTTCATTTCTTTCTCAATGTCATCAAGAATGACTGGAAGATATCTTCTCTTCAGAAGAAATATGTTTCTCTTTGCTTCCTCTATTCTAGTTTCATAATCATAGTTGGTTACTTCTACAGTGATGTCTCCAGTATCTACAAATGCTTGTTGAAACTCTTCATAATATGTGTATGAATATCCTTTATCAACAATCTGTCCAGCAGGAACAATTGTTACACCCTGAGTGTTTTTTACTTCTCTTGTTTCATAGTGACGCACAGCATTCGCATTTTGATAAGTTCCATACTTATTGAGAATGAAAGAATCAAAAGTATTTTGTGGCATAGGCCATTCAGTCTGAATGTTTACGATATTGTTTGATACTAATACTATCCAATCATAATCAGATCTACCATAGAACTGATATGCAATGTTATCTGGTCTATCATCTCCTCTGATTTGATATTTTTCAAAGACAGTAGTGTCCTGGAAAATATCTTCCCTTAACTTAATTCTTCTGAATAAGTTTTTTACTCTGACTTGATCTCCAAGTTTAGCATTTGGATTTCTGTCAACGTAATTGAAGTCTGGAATGTAATTGAAGTAACCCATCTTAGAAACCTATGTTTTTGTAATCTTCGCCATAATCGTTATCAAATACTGGTTCAAGTTCTTGGAAAGTTAATGTCATTCCATAACTTGTCATAGAACCATCTGTAAAAGTTGCAAATGGGCCATCAGGAGCATATTGAACCGACATAGAAGTCAAAGCACACTCCTTAAATTTATTCATAAATGGTTGCAGTTCTGCTCCCTTATAATATCCTAAGAAAAATGTATGAGGTGATTTAACAAAGAGAAAGTCTGCTGCTTTCTTTGCACTCATTCCCTGCTTAAGGGTTCTGATAATTTTTTGAATTTCTTTTGCTTCAATATTATCCCTTGGAGATAACTTAAAGTTAAATGTAAATGTTCTCAGTTCTGGACCACTAAAGAGAAGTTCAATATTACTATTGATGACTGCTCCCTGAGTTCTTCCTAAAACATTTACTCCAGTAAGATTTTTTACCACCGTATTTGCTATTGCTGATTGAACCCCTGGACCTTTTAAACTTGCTTGTAAATAGTTTACAGATTTCTTTGCTCCTTCCACACCTTGAGTAATCGTTTGCTTAGCAAAGTCTGCCATTGCAAGTCTTACTGGGTCTGCTTCATCTTTGTTCCATCCTACGCGGTTGTCGTCTTGAATACCTGATGGAATTGGGAGAAAGATTGATGACAGTATATCTCTTGGTGACTCTCCAGTTGCACTAAGGCCAGGTCTTGATGGTATGCCCCCCGACTGTTGAAAATTTACTCCTCTTGGTTCATACTTGACCATCTGAATTTTTAGATAGTCTTGGTCTTGTTCTTTTTCACCGAGTGTTAATGGATATTTCAACGCCTTACGACCTTGATAGTCTGTCCTAGCATCAGCCTCATATCCTTTGTCCGAAAATTCTGAGGATGGTGCAGGTGATTGTTGTGTATCAGCACTTCCATCTTCAGTTGCATCTGCTTTATTTGGATTTGTATCTAGGAGTTTATTTTTGTCTGTCTGTGATAGTCCTTCTTTTTCTGCTGCTTTGTTGATATTTGCATCAACGTTTTTATGAATTGCTCCCTGAGGATCACTAAGTTCTTTTTGTAAACCAGCACCTGCTACATCATTGTCATAAGTATATGTCTTTCCGCCATCATTTGTAGTAGCAGCCTTCTGCCAAGAACCATCTTTGATGATGTAGACATCCGTTGTAACAGATCCATCAGGATTTATTTTGGATGCAGAAGCATGGTATATACTTGTGCCAGGATTTACCGGCTGGGTGACCACCTCTGTACCACCACCTCTTTTACTTCTTCTTACTTGTCGGTAGGTTTTACCAACATAAGTTCTAGATTGTCCACTACATGTGCTTCCCTCAGGACACGGTGGACTTCCTGCTCCAAATAATCCCATTATAGGTATACGGATTTTTAGTTATTTAGCAAGAATTTTGCAAAAGGTAGACTACGGACGGACTTTATCTCCATAGTAGAGATCTGGTGAAAGGAGTTTGCACCAACCTCTCCCCAACCATAGTTTCTATAATCACCCCAGTGATAGTTGATACCTCTGAATCCCCAAGAGAATAGTTCTGTAACTGCTACAAGAGGATACTGATCATATTGTATGTTAGGTGTTGTAGGACTATAGACGAAGGTATAGTATCCACCAACTTCAGGAACTAATACTTCTTCAAAGGTATCTCTGATCAAGTCCATTATTTCATCGGGAGTTTCATTCCCAACTAACATATCTTTGATCTCGAATCCCCTATCCATTACTTGATACCTAGTTCGTCTTCTGTTATAATTTTAAATTCAATTCGTCTATCATCACAAAACTCTTTTGCAGCCTTCCACTTTGCTTGGTTCTTTGCATACTCAGTCGCCTCATAGATGTATGACTTTGTTTGTCTCTTTGGCGTTTTTGGTGGACGGGTCTGCTTCTTTGGTTTGACTTCAATTACATAAGTTTTAATTCTTCCAGTGTTCTCTTTCAATTTGATGATGAAGTCTGGAAAATACTTATGAATTCTATTGTCTAGTGGAGACACATATGGAATTGAAAATTCTTCACTACCCCACTGAAGAACGTTCTCATTCAGGTCACACCATCTACAGAACTTGCGCTCCCAACTACTACGACATATGATATTGTTTGCGTTTCCTTTGTACTTGTTTGGGAATGATGGATAGTATCTACTTTTATAAGTTTCTCCCATTATCTCTACTACATAATATATAAGGTAAATCTATTTATAGATGGCATCTACAAGACCAAGACCAAAAAGTTTAAATCAGATAAAATCAAACTTGATGAAGCCTGCGACGACCTCGCACTTTGATGTCTTTATCGTGGAACCATCTGGCGCTCGTGATTACTCTTGGAGTCAGATGAAGAGTGACAATGGTATTGATGGGTTCAGTCAAGAACTTCTTCACCTCTCTTGCTCTGAGGCATCTCTTCCTGGTTCTAGTTTTCTTACACACGAAATCACTAATGATTTTGTTGGGGTCACAGAGAAGCACGCATATAGAAGAGGATTTGATGGGACGATTGACTTAACATTTTATGTTATGACATCTCCTAGCAATGTTAGTGCTGCTCAGGCTGTCCCTAATAGGTATCTGCCTATTAGATTTTTTGAGGCATGGATGAAATATATTGCTGGAGAAAAGAAAGATGAAGTTGAGAAAGAAACGTATACCTATAGGATGAGATATCCGAAGGAATACTATGGGGGACTTTCTGTGATAAAATATGAAAGAGATTATGACACGTTCCTTTCATACAAGTTTAAGCAAGTCTTTCCGACTGCAATATCTTCAATACCTGTATCATATGACAGGTCTGATTTGCTGAAGTGTACTGTAACTCTTTCATATACCAGATACTTCATTACTGATGTTGCTGGTTCTGGACCAAGAGATGAAAGAAGAGATCCAAGACCCGAGTTTAGATGTCAAATAAATGATGCATTCAACCAACCTTTATCACCTCAGGAACAAGCCTTACAGAATGCTGCATTCTCGCAAGAGTTTGATTTTGATTTTAATAGTCCTACTCTTGAAACCTCAGAAACTGATTTCTTTAGTGGACCGCCACTTGAAGTTAACTTCTAAATAATCACACTGAAATAATTTTATAGGATATTATGCCTTTACCAAAGATTTCTACACCAACTTATGAGTTGACTTTGCCTTCTACAGGAAAACCAATTCAATATAGACCTTTCCTTGTAAAAGAAGAAAAGGTTCTTGTGATTGCACTGGAGAGTGAAGATACCAAACAGATTACAACTGCGATCAAAAATGTTATCAAGAGTTGTATTCAGACCAGAGGTGTAAAGGTAGAATCACTTCCAACATTTGATATTGAATATCTCTTCCTCAACATTCGTGGTAAGTCCGTGGGTGAAGTTGTTGAAGTAAATCTGGTTTGTCCTGATGATAATGAGACAACTGTAAAAGCAGAGATCAATCTTGATGATATTCAAGTTGAGAAGACTGAAGGACACACCAATAAGATCAAGATTGATAATGAGATTATGATGGAGATGAAGTATCCATCTCTTGATGAGTTTATCAAAAATAACTTTGATATGTCTGGTAGTAGTGATATGGATCAATCATTTGAATTGATTGCATCTTGTATTGATAAGATCTATACAGCAGATGAAGTTTGGACTGCTGCTGATTGTACCAAGAAAGAGATTCGTGAGTTCTTAGAGCAAATGAATTCATCTCAGTTCAAAGAGATTGAAAACTTCTATACTACAATGCCTAAGTTGTCACACACATTGGAAATCACCAATCCAAAGACAAAGGTTACGAGTGAAGTTGTACTTGAGGGACTGGCAAGTTTTTTCGGTTAGGCCTGGTCCATATGGACCTTGGTGCCTACTTTAAGTTAAACTTTGCCTTGATGCAGTACCATAAATACTCATTAACAGAGATTGAAAATATGATACCATGGGAACGTGACATCTATGTTGCGTTATTGCAGCAGCATCTTGAAGAAGAAAAATTAAAGAATCAGCAAGCGAATGGCATCCAGTAATCTTGACGACCTCCTAAAATCCATACGCGACGAGGCAAAGAAAGAGTCTGCCCTCGTCGTGTCTGAAGGAGATCGTGAAGAACAACTTGTCAGTGAACAAATAGATGAGAGAATTTTAGGACTACTTGGTCTTGATGATGTATTTGATATTGATTATGCAACATACAAAACTCTTCTGAGGGAGAGGATGGCTGCTGGCAGAATGTCAGACAGCAAAATCCCTACAGAAGAAACAGAAATACTCACAGAAGAATTTAAGAAGGTCAAGAGAAAGACTGGAAGATTCAAAGTAAAGAAGAAGAAAATAACCGCACAAGATATTAAGAGTTCTCCTTCAATTGGAAAATCTATTGGTGCTGTAGAACCACAGAAACTGTTAGCACCAGCAGAAGAAGCACCAGCAGAGAGTCCAATTGATAAAATTATAAAGTCTCTTGACAATATCATTGGACTGCTAGCAGAGAGAAACTCTCTGTTCAAGAGTCAAGCAGAAGCATTAAGAAAGCAGAAGGAAAAAGATAAGAGGGCAAAGACTGAAAGTAGATTGGAGGCTGGTCAAGAGGCTAGAGATACTGAGAAGAAGGCAAAGAAAATTGCAATGCCTTTCCAAGATGTCTTCAAAAAAATAATTGATTTCTTTGTAGGAATTTTTATTGGAAGATTCTTATTCAAGTTTATTGAATGGTTCCAAGACAAAGAAAATGAAAAGAAAATAGATGCGATTGGTAAGTTTTTGAGTGACCACTGGCCTAAGTTACTTGCAGCATACTTATTGTTTGGCACCACACTTGGTAGATTTGTTGCTGGTATAACTGGAAAACTAATCAAGTTCTCTGCCAGGTTGCTCACTAAAGTCTTACCTGGACTTTTGAGATTTATCAAAGCGAACCCAGCACTGGCGGCACTTGCTGGTGTTGCTGCTCTTGCTGGTGTTGCCATAGCACAGAATCAAAAAGGAACTGCTATCGTCAAAGACCCGGAAGACCCTGACAAGTCTCAGATGGATGAGACCAGAGAGTTTGGTGGAATGTCTGGTGATCCTTTTGGTGGATTGTTTGGTGGAAATGGTGGTGGACAAGTCCCAACAAAATGGCCATACTTTAGTGGTGGTGGAAAGGTTCCTGGAAGAGGACCCAATAGGGATACAGTTCCTGCGATGCTTTCTCCTGGTGAGTTTGTAATGAGTCGTGGTGCTGTTGATAAGTGGGGTTCTGGAATATTGGCATCAATGAATGCTGCAGGCGGTGGAGACAACAGACCTAAGATATTCGGTGGCACCACATATGCTGCTGGCGGCGGTATGGTTGGTGAAGGTGAACACAAGGAAAAAATGTCTCCCAAACTGGCCAGAGAGATGGCACAGAGAGATAAAGCAGTTCAAGCACCAGGTGGAGAATACACCCAGAAACTTCGCGAGAAACTGACAAAAATCTATGTAATGTCACCTCAACAGAAGAGCAGTGTAATGCCACAACCAATGGGTGAAGTTAAAAATCTTCCTGTTGGAAGTAAATCCAATATGCAGTATACAAAAAACAACAGAGTAATAAACAAGAATCAGTTTGATATTATCGGCAGTCTTATTAATTCGGCAAAAACAGGTGGAGCTGGAGGAGTTGTTAATAATATCCTCAATAGAACTGATTCTATATTTGGTGGTATTATTGGTAAAGTAAGAGGAGCAATTAATAATCCAAAGTCTTTTGTTGAAAATACTCTAGGTGGAACTGTTAAGGATGGAAATGTCGGACAGATAGGAGAGAGATCATTTGCTGAACTGGAAAGAAATAAAGCTAGACTTGCAACATCTCAGCAACGATTGAATACTCTTAGTGGTATTAGTCCACCGTCGCAACCACCAGTGACAGTGATCTCTGCTCCACAAGGACAATCTGCACCTTCTTATGTAAAAGGTGGTGGTCAGGTAGCGGATCAGTTGCCTACCTTTAGTGCTAGTAGTGATACTAGAGACAGATCTAGAACTTCAAAGATACTGGGAATCTTCTAAGATATGGAACAAAAACTTTTACCAGCATCTAAAAAGATAAACACAGAGTCTCTTCTTGGAAATAAGAAAGGGAAGTCTTCTGGTGGAATAATGGTTTCAAAGATGAAACTTATCCAGATTAATTCTAGAACAGTCAAGATAGAAAAACTTCTAGGCAGAGAGAACAAGAGATTAAAGTCTCAGATTAAGAAGGTAAGAGTTTCTTCTGAAAAGGAAACTAGGGCAAAGAAAGAAACTAGATTAGAAACAAAAGATAAGAAGGACAAGGAGAAGGGTGGAAAGAAAGGAATGGGTCTCCCAGGTGGAGGCCTGTTCGATGGAGTCAAGAAGTTTATCAATGGAATTCTTATTGGTTATGTTGCATTAAGACTTTTACCTTTCCTTCCAAAATTGCTTGAGATATTGCCAGTGTTGGTGAAGGTTGGTGATTTTCTTGTTGATGGAATTCTAGTCCTCCTTGATGGTTTTGGCACTTTTTTAAATGGTGCTTATGAACTAAGAGATAAGACAATAGGGTTCCTCAAGCAGGTTGGAGGCGATGGTGCTGTTAAGGCATTTGAACAATTTGAGGGTGCATTAGATAAGGTATTGATGGCACTGATAGGTGTCGGTGCTATCATGACTTTCTCTGGTAGCAATCAAGGGGGTAGAAACGCAACCAGACGTGGTGGTGCTGGTAGAAGAGTTCCACCTGCACAACGAAGTGCTGCTACAAAATTCACACGGAATGCGGCAGTCAGATTGTTTGGTAAGAGGGGCACAAGAGCAGGATTGAAGTTACTCAAAAACTTCATCAGTCCTGTTGTTAAGAGAATACCAATCATCGGTACATTCATTGACTTTGTATTGAACTATTTTGTATTCAAAGAACCCTTAGGTAGAGCTGCATTTGCCGCGATTGGTTCTGGTGTGCTTGGTGCAATTGGAGCTGGATTTGGTGGACCTCTTGGTATGATAATTGGTGGATTCGCTGGCGATTTTGCTGGTAAAAAACTTTATGATATTTTCTTTAAAGGCAAAAAACCTGTTGAAGTTGAAGGAAAAGAAGAAGTAAGTGCTACTCAAGGCATAACTCCATATGTTCCTAGCAGTTCAGTTGAGAGTGATGAGATGGGTCTGTTCATGAGACTTGTTCTCGCAGAAGCAGGCGGAGAAGGGCAACTTGGAATGGCTCTGGTTGCCAGAAGTGTCCTGAATAGAACTGGTTTGATACAAACTGGAAAGGCAACAACTGGAACCTTCTTAGCAAACAGTGCTACTGTGAAGGGTGTCATAATGGGTAGGAGACAATATCAACCAGTTAGTGATGGTAGCATAAACAGAGAAAGGACAGCAGAACAATTTGAACAAGCAAGTCTTGCCATTGAACTTGCACAAGATCCAGCAAGACTGCAAAGAATGTTGAAGTCAGAGGGACTTAGTGATTCTGACATTGGTAAGATTATATCTGCTACTGGATTCAGAACTGGTTACGCATTTGATGATCCTTCTCAAAATGTGAATGTTGTCAAATTTAAGAATCACTATTTTAATACAGCAGGCAATCCAGGTGTTGTAGTTGCTCAAGCAAATATTGATGCAACAGCGAATGTAGATATAAGCACTGTATCAGGAGATTCTAGAGCGGATAGTGAAGGTTCAAAAATTGCTGGTGATCTTGGTAGATTCTTATATAAAGAATTAAGTTCTCCTAGAGATTTCCAAGCAGTTACTGAGCACCCAGATTTTGGTGGATCATTTAGAAGATCCTATAATTCTTATCACAATTATGATCGTGCTATTGATATTGGAGTATATCCTCATGAGCAACCAAAAATTCTGGAGGCAATAAAGAAATTTAATCAGATAAATGGAGTCAGTCCTGTTGAATTGCTTCATGCTGGAAATGATCCTAAAGGTGGTCACGATGATCACGTCCATATTGCTTACCACGCAGGTAAGAGATTGAATGGTAAAGAAAGGATCGCAAGAATTTTGAAGAACGAGGCAGTTCTTGATCCAGATACTACGAAAGCACTTGGACCAACACTGTTGGCTAAGTTGGATGATGCCTCTACTCCAGAGGGAATTATGAGAGTTCTTCAATCTGCTGTTGGAGTTAGTGGTTTTGCATCATATGAACAAGGAGCAGCACAGACAATTGTCGTTCCTATAACTCAGATGCAGGCACCTTCACAGATGGGTGGATCCTCTGGTGGTATTATGCCTATTGCTATTCCTTCTGCTGCGGAAGATTTTGCCGAAGCACTTGCTGCGGGTCAATAAATATTATATAAGAGGTATATTTTATGGCAGAAGAAGTCTTAAATTCAGGAAAATCTCAGGCGTCTACTATAGATAAGTTCCAGATTAATTCTAATAAATCTGGACAGGTAGATTTGACTGGAGGAATTACTGAGCTTAGATATTATGAAAGTATCTTAGAACCAAGTGTAAGAGTCACAGTTCAGTATACTGACACTGGTAGTTCGTATCAAGATAAGACTGTTCTAGAGGGACTGCCTATTGTTGGCACCGAACAGTGTAATATAAAAATGAAAGACAATGCAGACAATGAAATTGAAGTTGATATGTATGTTGATAAGGTAAATCCTCTAAGTGAAACGGCTAAGAATACTGTGGTGATGCTTGGACTTGTTTCAAAAGAACACATTCAAAATCAATTGGTCCGAGTAAACAAAAGGTTTGATGGTAAACTGTCAGACCATATTAATGAGATACTTACAAATTCATCATATATTGGTACAGATAAAGATGTAGATATTGAGGAGACTCAGAATAATTATAATTTTATTGGCAACAATAAGAAGCCATTTTATACTTGCACTTGGTTAGCTAAGAAAGGAGTTCCAAACACATCATCTCCAGGAAACACTGCTGGATATTTCTTCTATGAAACCAACAAAGGTTTCAAGTTTAAGTCAATTGATTCATTGATGGGACAGGAAAAGAAGAGAAAACTTATTTTCAATGAAACTCCTGATTCTAGAGGAGCAAACATCCCGAAGGGATATGACGGAAAGATTCTTGAATCAAGTGCAGACAATAGTTTTGATGTTCAATCAAAATTTGAAGGCGGAGCATACTCAACTAGAATTGTATTGTTCAATCCATTTGATTGTGTGTATCAAGTTGTAAAACCAAATAGTCGTGAAACTGAATCCAATCTAGAATTGGGTGGTAGAGAACTACCAGTTTTAAATAAAGAGTTTAATCAAGGTCGTACAGATGACTTCTCTAGAACAACTTATATGTTGATTGACACTGGAACTATTCCAACAGGATCAACCGAACAACAAATTGATAAGTCAAAAGAAAAGAACTTTGACCCTGCAAATGTTTTGAATCAGGCATCAATGAGATACAACCAGTTGTTTACTTTGACTAGAGAGGTTACAATACCTGGGGACTTTGGCCTGAATGCAGGAGACACAGTTTTTATTGATATACCATCTGCTGAAAAGGATAAGAATAATCAAAATCCAAACCAGGAAGTTGGTGGTCTATATATTATATCGGATCTGTGCCATCTCGTAACAGTTGATCGTTGTCTTACTAAACTAAACCTTATTAGAGATTCTTACGGAAGGAAGGTAACCTAAAATGTCAGAAAAAAGAACAATCGAACAGCACATTGAAGACGACAAGAAGATCCTAGAGGATCCAACGGTATCGCCACAAATGCGTCGTCATACAGCAGATGAGCTGCATGATTTAGAAGAGTATGTTGAGCACCATAAAGCAGAGATTGAAGCAGGGGATCATCACGATCCAAGTTACTTAGAATTGTTCTGTGATCAGAATCCATCTGAACCAGAATGTTTAGTTTACGATGATTGATAAGTGATGGAAGGAGGCTCGCTTTTTACACCTGGGTTCTTAGGGGCTCAATTTAATTGGTGGATCGGTCAGATTGCCGATGATGCAACCTGGCGCGATAACACTGCGAGTGGAAAGCACGAATCTGGAAATCAAATACCAGGGTTTGG